TTTATCAAAGAAATATTTACGACATAGATAGAGTGAATTGAAGTTAATAAACTTACGGCGGTCGAAAAGATCACCAAGTTGTACAACGGTTGTAACATTGTGATCCTTTAGATACGGAAAGAAAACGTTCTCGTAGAACTTCTCTATGTATTTATGAAAGTCTAAAGAATCACCCCTCATACCGAAGTGAGTATCACCAAGCACACATATTTTCATAATACTATTCTACATCATCATCTAAAAATTGTTCAAGACCTTCTGACTTCTTTTCCTTTTTCTTTTTCTTATTTTCCTCAAAGTTATAAATGAACTCTGAGATGTTGTCATATAACTCAAACTGTTTCATATTGCCGTTTTCATCTTCATACATCTCACCCTCATCAAGTAAACCAAACTGTTGTGTTGCTTTATATTTTACATACAGTTGCTTCTTCTCACGCATAATTCTACGCAGAAAAGCATAGTAAATTATCTGTGTGAAGTAAGCAAATGGATTCTTTGATTTGGCTGGATCAAAGTTACGGAAATACATCAGACAGTTTTCAACACCATCAGATATCATCTCATCACGATAAGTGTAAGAAATAAAGTTTGGCTTACGTGATAAGTGTTCAGCAATCTTTAGAAAGCATTCACCAATATAATCTGGTATCTTTGGTTCTGGTTTATTTTCTTCTTTAGCAGCAGCACATTCTGTCCGATACTTGACAAGTGCCGCTAGAAAATCTGCGTTATTGACGTAGTGATTTGATGTTGCCATTATACATTACCGTAAATATTATTCTTCAAGTATGTATAACCCTTGATGAGTTCTTCTACACCATTATCTAGTGTGTAGTAAGGCATCCAACCAGTTGCTTCTAATTTTTCATTTGAAACAATGTAATTACGCTGATCTGGATCTTTCTTGATATCACCTTCTACAACTGTGAAAGTAGGAATATGCTTCTTGATAATGTCACAGAGTTCTAGTTTAGACACGTTTGCTGATGACAAGCCTACGTTGTAAATGTTGCCCTTCATTTCTTCAAACTGATACATCGCATGTAGGAATGCTTCACACACATCACGCACATGAATGTAGTTACGTTTGAAGTGTCCTTCAAAGATAATCACATAACCATCGTTGACAGCACGATAAACTAAATCATTTACTAGCAAGTCTGTACGCATACGTGGCGACATACCAAACACAGTAGCCAGACGATAACTAATTGAGTTCTCACGTTCCATCAACCGTTGTTCTACAGCAACTTTATCAATAGCATATTTTGAGATTGGTCGTAATGGTGAATCTTCCGTACAGAAATTGTTTTCATCACCTGTGCCATATGCTGAATTGGTTGTGGGCATGATGATACGCTGTTCATTTGAAACAGCATTCAACATCCAAAACATCGCATCTTTGTTTGTTGTATCAGCACCGACAACATCTTTGTTACACAGTGGCGCACCAACAAGGGCAGCAAGAGGTATGATCACATCTGCTTTTTTTAACAGAGGATTCATGTGATGTGGATTACGAATGTCACCATTCACAATTGTGAGATTTTTGTTTTCACAGAGATGATTTAGTCCAATTTGTTTATACATGAAGTTGTCAATGATAGTCACTTCATGACCCATCTGTAACAAATACTCTGTCAAAATACAGCCAATATAGCCAGCACCACCAGTCACTAATATATTCATATTACACCCTATTCAATACGCTTGTGATTTCATCAATTGCTAGTTTACTTAATGTTGGATAATTGCCAATATAGAACGAATAAAAATGCATGTGATCAGTATTCGGATAGTTTCTATAATGATCTTTAGGCACAATATTTTTTAGATACGGTTGACGCAGTTGATTACCACCACCTGCTGATCCACGGCGAAACTCAATTCCCTCATCACGCATTTTACCTATTAATCTTTTCACAAAAAACTCTGTGCAATAGTCATGTTGCAAAACAATGTTAAAGGCGTAATTGCTACAGCCGATCAACCTAAAGTCAACTTTGTATTTCTTCTGGTCCAGTTTAGACAAGAAATAAAATAGATTCTCATTTCGTAGTCTAACATTTTCATCCAAATATTTCAACTGGTTTTGACCAAGTATACCGCCAATCTCATTGTTACGCATATTGTATGCTGGATAGGCAAAGATAAAGTCGGAGTTCAACTCTGGATACTCTGCTTTATACTTTTCGGACATTTCTTCTGAAGCACACTCACGAACCATGCCATGTGAACGAAGCATACGAACTGTGTGATAAACTTCAGGATCATTTGTACACACCATACCACCTTCAATGGTAGACATGTGATGAGCAAAGTAGAATGAGAAGTTGGACATCCAACCATAACTGCCCAACAATTTACCATTGTGTGTTGCACCATGTGATTCACACACATCTTCAATCAAAGGTATGCTACGATGACGGAGAACTTCCAATACTCTGTCAGATAAACAATCAAAACCTTGAGCATATGTAATGAACACCGCACGTGTTTTATCAGTGATCGCATTGAGTATTCCAAACTCATTCATGCCTAGTGTATCTAAATCAATATCAACAAATACTGGTGTGAAGCCACATTGAATGATAGATGCGATATCAGATACCCATGTGAATGGTGGCACAATCACTTCACCACCTTCCGGATGTTTGATCTTTAGCATTGTCATTGACAATAGATTAGCAGAAGCACCTGAGTTGACAAATACAGAATATTTTACACCAAGCCATTTGCTCCATGCTTCTTCAAAAGCACGACACTCTGGTCCGTTTGTAAGTTTAGGATTATCTTTTTTGAGATGTTCTATTACCAAATCTAAATCTTCTCTAGTAATATTGTCTGACATTAAAGGATACTTCATGATTACTCCATAATAATTTTTGAACCTTCAAAATCAAACTTGAAGGGAACCCATACATTGATTTCTGGTATTGCTTGTTTTATTTTTTCATGTGCGTCTGGTGGAGCAAGAAACATAAAGAATCCACCACCACCTGCACCCATCAACTTACCACCATATGCGCCAGCATCGATTGCTTTGTTGTATATTGTATCTATGTAATCAGTTGTAACACTATCAGTAAGTTGGCGTTTACGATTCCATTGGTACTTCAACAATTCGCCTATCTCTTTTATTTTACCATGACTTTCAAAAATATGCAATGCTGTTTCGGTAATTGTTGTGATTTCTTCAAGAAGTTTTTTAGACTTACCTTCTTTAATGGCATCAATTTGTTGTTTAGCATGAACGTTCGAGAATCTATCAATACCAGAAAAGCCTAACATGATGTGATCTTCTAAGTCAAGAACGTAATCGTCTTTGATTCTTAGATCACGAACATTCATATTTGCGCCAGAAAGTTCAATCACACGAATGCCACCATACGCTGCCATAATTTGATCTTGAACACCGACAGATTCACCAATATAGTTTTGTTCTATATTGATAGCATCAAGTGCTAGATCATGAGGTGTAGGCAACTTGCCCTGTGCTGTAAGTATAGCATGAATCAGTCCAACAGTAAACGAAGAAGATGATCCAATACCAGAACGAGCAGGCAAATCACCATCGTGAGTAATAGAAATTCCATTAAGTATACCATAGTATTTTAAACACTCCCTTACAGAAGGATGATCTATATGTGAAATATCATTGACACTTTCTATTTTTGAGTAGATAACTCTGTTCACATAATCAAAATAGGGCGGCAATTTTTTTAAATTTATATAGCAGTAATGCGCCATTGCGGCAGAAATTACTTTACTCTGCCTTGACTGAAACCAATCTGGATAATCTGTACCACCACCAAACAGAGAAAGACGATAAGGAGTTTTAGATATAATCATTTTTCGTTATAATAATCACCATACTCAACAAGCAGAGTTGCTTTACCATCTGTTCTTAGATATGCGCTACAGTATGCATTGAAGATTTGTCTCGGCTCTTCAAGTCTGACTATATCAATGTTCGGACACATCATTCTGTATGCTTCTGTATAATCGCCAACGTGTTGATGTTGTGGATGTAAAGGTCTTTCTGAACCAATACTTGTTCGTATAATCATTCTCGGTTTGTAATCAGACATTCTCTTTATCTTATCAACATGATTCACAAGTTGATTCGTTGCACAGATCAAAAAATTCCAACGTGGAAAAATGCTCACGGGTATATAACCTGCAAGTGCAAGTCCAAGTGTCATGCCCATTTGAGTGTCTTCAAACACGGGCATTTCAATCAGTTTTTCTTTTGGCACATCTTTCAATGTATTTGACATTGCTGTGCCAGCATACTCTACAGCTTGGCCTATAAAGACAACACGTGGGTCTTTTGCAAGCATATCCATTGATGCTTTTAGTTCGTCAAAGTATTTCAAAATTGTACCCTCACTCCAGCACCAGCATGTGGATATTTGGTTTCATATTCATAGTAATAGATGTATTCATTCTCGACATTTGTGTATGATGATTCTTCTACACCCCAAGTTTTTGCTGTATCAGTGCAAACAGATTTACCATTGTCTTCAACAATAAATTTAATAGGCAGTTCTTGTTGCATGGAGTATTTAAAATTCTCCATAAAAATACCTGATTCAGCAGTCATATCACCAACAAAGCAATAGACTTTTGTATCAATCTTTTTTCTCTTCATAGCCATCGCCGCACCAACAGCAATTGGTATGTTACCACCAACAATCGCTGTTGAATAGATGTTGTATTCAGGATAGCACAATGAAATTGATTTACCTTCTAGTATATCTTTTTCCAATTGTTCTGGTGGTACACCTTTGAGTAAACATTGATAGTGTGAACGCCATGAACAAAACACCCAATCTTTTGAACGAATGTTTTTGAATATTTTAATCATTTCATTTTCATTGCCGTAGTAAAGATGAATAGGCGCACGAATACGACCATTATTAAAATGATCTGCCATCTTTTCTTCGAATGCTATAAGTTCTTGCTTAGTCACCTAGTATCTTCCTCTTCAATTTAATCTTTGACATTTCTTGAATGTTTTGTCTTGACTGTATTCCAAATTTATTCTCAACAAGATTTAGAAATGGCTCATGTGAAAAGTATTTGTGCCATGCTTCATCACGAAACTTTAAAACTTCAGCGCCACTCAATGCTTTTGTACGCAGTGGTTTACAATCGTATGATAGGAAAGCAAACTCTTCAAATGTCTCTGGTAAGTCCCAACCATTGTTGACTGCTTCCATATATAATGGACTGCCTGGTAATGCCATTGCGGCGTAGAAGTTAGCGTGTTCACAATTTAACTCTAGTGCAAGGTCGAGTGTTTCTTGCATGGTTTCTTGCGTATCTTCTGGAAAACCAAACATATAATTACCTAGTACACTGATACCAGCATCTTTAATGTCTTGTACAACTTCACGAATATCAACTTGTTTAAATCGACCTTTGTCAATCTCTAAACGAACTTGTGGATTGCCTGCTTCAATACCAAGTGCTAGCCAATTAACACCTGCTTCTTTGAACAATTCTAGTTGATCTTTACGCACAGAGTCAACACGTGCGTATGCCCAAAAGTTGAAATCCATACCACGTTGTTTGATACCTTCAAGAATTGGTATGTAATATTTCTTGTTCAGAAAGAACATCTCATCAGTCAGCCGCACTGTACGAACACCATTCTCATACAAATACTCAAACTCTTTGAGCATCAACTCAGGTGACCAGAAACGCATACCACGTGAATCTGATGATACTGTTCCTTGTTCGTATGATGTACGATTCACAATATTGATCATACAGAAGTTACAACCAAATGAACAACCCAGTGATGTTGAGATAGCAGCAAATGGTGTACGATCTTCATCTAAGAAATTTGTGTGCCAATAATGAGCCCGATACTTGTCTAGTAATTTTCTTTTCTTTGGTAACAAGTCCCAAGCATAACCGGGCATCACACGATCCATGTCTTCTGTTTTTACAATCTCACCTGGAGCACCTGTAGCAGCAAAACCATGCTTCTTGTAAACAAGACCACGAACTTTGTCTAGATGATCTTTGTAATTCGTTTGAAGCAAGTCTAATAGACCATATACACCTTCGTTGATGAATACGAAATCAACATATGGCAAACCAATTACATCATATGGTAGTGCTGAAGCATGTGATCCAATGAATACGATTTTGATTGAAGGTCGAATGAGTTTGAGTTGTCTTGCTAGTCTTGATGCACCAATCATCATTGTGGTGCCTGAGTTTGGATTTTGTCCGTAAAGAACAAAGACTGCTATATCTGTGTTGGTACCAGAAATTCGGTGTGCGGCATGTTCAATGTCTGGTGATGGATCAGCATCAAAATCTAAAATACAAGGATCATGACCTTCTACACGAACAGCATTTGCTAGAAGCAATGCCCATGTTGGTGGCTCGATAGCCGAATACTTATTAGATAGTGCTTGATATGCTTGAGCAGCACTGCTTGGTATCACAAATGTCACCACTTTTGACATAACAAAATTTCCTATTAATGTAGTTTTCTATTCTTCATATCGTGAATGTCTTGAATTATTTCTTCCATAATTTTTTGCTGAGTGTCTTCTTCTTCACTTTCTTGCTCTTCTAGAAGATTGTCAATCATCTTATCTGAATCTGACATTTCTTCAATTGTACGCTCAACAAGTTTATCATAGTACCTTATCATTGATTCTTTTGGTTCAACAACAGTTACTATATCAGAATAATAAATCATCGCAGAGTTCTCTTTGATCAATTCGACTGGCAACCAAGGCATCATCATCATGACCGTCTGACCTGTAGGCAATCGACGAAAGACAATACGCATAGGATCATTGATTTGTATTTGATCAGATTCGCCATCTTCTAACATAGAAGCCATGATATCTTCACCAGATTGCATTCTTATAAGTTTAACGTTATGCATTCTTGACCTCTATATTGTAAAACTTGTATTTGAATTTTTCTTCATCGTATATCCTAACACGATCTTGAAGATGTGTCAAGGTATAATTCACATGTTTACCAATACGAAAATCGTCTGCTATGTCATAAAGAACTGCTTCGGTTTTATTTTCTCCAATTCGTAAACCCCTACCAATCGACTGAAGGTTTCTTACCCTTGACTTAGACGGTGAAGCAAAAACAACATTGTGGAGATTACGTATATTAATCCCTGTAGAAAAAGTGCCATAAGAAGCAACTATAATGGCATCATTTTGCTTTTCGGTAATAGCACGAACTTGTTCACGAACATCAACGTCTGTGCCACCGTAAACAAAAAACACATGTCTATTACCAGCTTTCTCTTCAATCATCTTGTGTAGATGTTTACCATGTTTCTCTACTAGATTGAATAGTACCAGTGAGTTACCTTCTAATGATAATACAAGATTCCGAATGAACTCATTTCGTGCGGTACTTTTTACTATGTAGTCTATCTCAGACTGATAGTCCCAGCCTCTGGAAAGTTTACACACTTCTTCTGGATATTTCAACACCAAACACTTGATACGAAAGTCTGCTAGTTGTTTGTTTTCAATTAACTTGGCAGTAGTGGTCGATTGATATACTGGACCAAACAAACCTTCCAATACAAGTTTATGTGTTTGCGTACCGTCAATTGTGCCAGTACAACCAATCCGATACTTGGCATTCTTCAGACCAGTCATAATGGTAGTTAATGACTTTGCTTTGAACTGATGTGCTTCATCGCCCAATACAAAATCAAACTGCTCAAAGTATTCGGCAGGGTTCTTGTAGATAGATTGCCATGTTGTAATGGTCAAAAATTTATCTGTATGTTTATCTTTTCCTGAATACTGTCGATGGGCATAGTTTGCGGCATCGTAGCCATAAGATTGAAAATCAGAATACATTTGCTCAACAAGAGAAGTTGTAGGAACAATTAGCAATCCTTTCTTATAACCTTTGTGTTGTAGATAACGTAATATCAAGTATTGAATCAACGACTTACCAGAACCAGTCGGTGATAATAACAACATTCGCTTGTTTCTAACGGCAAATATGAAGGCTTTGTATTGATAGTCCCTGACACCTTCTGCTATAATGCTCTTGTCTAATTGAAGTTGCTCTAGAAACTCATTAGCTTCAATCGCTGAAAAACTCTCTGTATTGCTTACAACAGAATCAATCTCAAGTTTGTAGTCTCTTTCTTCACAAAACTTCTGGATGTAAGGCACAAGACCATGATAGATAGTGTGTGTACGTAAGTCAGCAAGTCTTATGCGGCCATCCCACAACCGATTCTTGTATGCCGGCATAAATTGATAGCCTGGCACAAAAAAAGTAAAGTAGTCAGCAAGTTCTTGTGCGACACTTTTTTCACACGCAAACCTGATGAATGCTTCATTCTGTTTGTATAATATTAAATCAGACACCTTGTATAAACTTTTCCCAATCAATAAAGGATCTCAACTCCCAAGTCCTGTTATTTAACTCTTTCAATATTGCTTGACAGACTTCAACAATTTCTTCATGTAACAATTTCTTGGCAAGATACTTGTTGATATCTTCATCAGCTTCTAAGTATGTATTGATCTCGGATTTGAGTGTGTATGGAAATGGTTGCCATCCACGTTTCTCAAGTTCATCTTCATCAAGTCTACCAGTGTAATATTCCCATTTCAACTTACGCCATTTATTGTAGTTGAAGTCTGCTTCCTTAGCCAGCAGTCGATGGGAAGAAAGAATGTTCAGATACTTCGAATGAAGTTTAGGAATATCAATCAGTGCTTTACCTGGTTCAGTGCGGTCAATGTTTGAATCCGCAGTCCACATTTGTAATACTTCTTCAAGTTTTGTCATAGTATACCTCCTGTCAGGAGTATATCACATTTAGAATAATTTTTCTACGTTATAATAGGTAAATCTGAATGTAGCGTCTGCTGTAATGATTGTGTCTGGAGTATCGGTAGATGATAAGACAAAACCAGATAGTGAGATTGGAAATAAATCTTTGAAGTTGAAACGGTAATAAGGCTTGTTTGATGCTGATAGAAGTGTTACCGCACCGTCAGAGTATTGTGGAGTGCTTGTTGGTATTGCTGAAGCAAATTGATTTAGCTTGGCTAAGTTTTGATATTCTTCATACTCTGTTGGGAATGTTACAGCACGAAGCCAATCGTGTATTTCTAACCAAGAAAGTAACTCAGCATCAACAATAAAAGTAACATTCAACACATCGTAGATTGCTTTTTCGCCTGGCGCATACAGTTCAACGAACGGGTTCTGTACTGGAATTTCGGATGTAGAAAGACCAGGCAAAGAAATCGTTTGAGCAAAGTATTGTAAATTCGGTGTACGAGCCAGGTTCAGCGTAAACTTGTTAGGCTGTAACGAATTTGGATTTGTAGGGTTTCGTGTGAGGACTGTCATACTTCTATTTATGCGCCATAAAAAAAGAGACACCCGAAGGTGTCTCTCTAAATCCCACTCTACGGTGGTTATTTAATTACATCAGGTTTGCGATACGGAAGCCACGGTAGTAGTTGTTGCTCTGTGTTGTCAGAGCGCCGAGGCCTTGATCTGTACCTTCTGCGAATGGATTTGCTACCAGACCGTAACGAGTCTTGAAGCCAATC